TACTTCACTGGTATTAATCAGAGCTACTTCTATTACTTTAAACCTGCTATGATTAATACATTCACAACTGACTTTACACCTCAAGGTCTTGCGCTAAACAAAGGTGGTAAGCCTTCATTCATCAACATGACGATGACTGTAACTGAAGCGCAGATTCACACTCGCAACGACATTGAAGCCTTGGGAGAAGAATAATGCCTAAGTATTTTACTAACTTTCCTAAAGTAAAGCACACGAATGAGATTCTAGTTGATATCACGAAACGTGCTAAGTTTCTGAATACGATTGCTCAGAACCCTAACGTGTATCTACCGTATACAATTAAAGATGGCGAGACTGTAGAAGAAATCTCGTATCTATATTATGGTACAGTGGATTACGTCTGGATGATCTATCTAGCAAACAATATGATCGATCCGTATAAAGACTGGCCTATGCGTGATAGAGAACTGTATGCACACATTGCAGACAAGTATAAAGACGAATATGAAGAGAGTACTGGCAATACAACATACAGCGCACAAGACGTTCTTAACTGGACACAAGATGCTACACGTAATGACAATATTCTTTTCTATCGCTCGTTAGACAGTGACGAAGAGATTAAGTTGAGCCCAGAGTCATACGCTCTTGGTTCTAAATTTGATGCCGCTTTAATTGGTGAAGATAGATGGACACCTGTTCGTGTATTTGATGCAGAAGTTGAAGCTAATGAAGACAAGCGAGTTATTCAGCTAATCAATGACGTATATGCTGAACAAGTTGCTAAAGAATTTGAGAGTTTGATGAATGACTGATTCAGTTATACCTGCTGGTACGTATACATTATTAGAGTTTAAATTAAGACCCGTTATTTCTGATTCTGAGATTGGAGAAGCGGCTGGGTTCGATGCGAATGAGAATACGTTTGAAAACCAATCCGTGGACATTAAAAAGATTATTCACACATGGTCTTTATCTGAGTCTATGACGAAAGGTCACATCTCAGGATCAGCAAAGGTATATGACGCAGAGGGTATATTCTACAACTACCCTATACGTGGTCAAGAAAGAATCACAATCACATATCGTGACTACTTTGGTGATGAGCGCACAGAAGAGATGTTTCTATTCAGCGTGACAGATATTCAAACACCTAAGAAGTCTGATGACAGTGTTCTTGGATATACTATTCATTTTGTATCTTGGGGTAAGTTCTGGTCTGAGCGTTTCATGGTGTCTCGCTGTATTGCAAATGGTACACGATCTGGCAGACGCTATATTCCTGTTAGCGAACAAGTAGATGTGCTATTCGAAGACTATTATCGTGATAATGATCAAGGCACAAAGAAAGAGATTACTATTCACGAAACAGAAAGTGAACAGCAAATCGTAATTCCTAACATGCGACCTGAAGCCGCTATGCATCTCATGTCACGTAGAGCATACAGTATTAACTATCCGTCAAGCTACTATCGTTTCTTTGAAGCACGTAACGGCTACAACTTCGTCAACATGGAACAGCTTAACGCAGGTACTGCTAAGAAGAAATATCAATATGTTTCTGGTGCAACTGACACGACACCACAAGCAGAAATCATTAAAATGAATCAGATCATTGATTTAGCTTTTCAGTCACCATTCGACACACTTGATGCACTCAAGTTTGGTGCGTACAACCGTAAGCTAAACGAAGTTGATGTGACTAACAGACGTGTAAACGCATACGAATACAAACACAATGAAGAGTACTTCGAGTATATCTACCCAGGTCAGAACACAGATATCAATATGCGTCACACAGATAAGTTTATTGACGCACACTTGAACAACTGGGCTGAAACTTATGTGATCAAAGATTATCCAGATGATGATATGAGTAATGCGAATGGTCTAAGAACTAAAACGTATTATGGGCAAATCCATAATCATAAGAACTCGCATTACTACGATTACAAAATGACTCGTATGAATATCAAAGTGTATGGTTCTAATAGATTGTTTGTCGGTGACTTGATCGATCTAGAGTTTCCATACTTTTCTACATACGCTAATATTGACGTAGAACGTTCTGGTACATATATCATCGAATCTGTTAATAACGTATTTTATGAAGATACATATATTCAAGAATTAGTTGTATCTAGAGGACCGATAGGAGATGTATAATGTTTAAACCTGAAAGTGGTATGCAACCATATTGGTTCATTGGTGAAGTTGTTTGTAAAGACGATCCTACTAACAGCGGTCGAGTAAAAGTACGTGCTTTTGGTATACATCCAACAAATGCACCAAACGAATTATTGAACGATAAAGAAAGTAAGAATTACGTAGAAGATCAAGACTTGCCTTGGGCTTTTATCATTAACGGTACAATGGGTAAGATGCACGCCGTACCAGATGAAGGTGACTGGGTATTCGGCTTCTTCTCTGACGGTCGTGATTGTCAGAATCCATTTGTTCTTGGAACACTCTACGGGCAGAACATCGATGACTTCGGTTTTGCTGACAACTCTTGTGGAGCATAACAATGGGTAGACCTACTAAAGATTATATCGACAACTACGGAAACGTTCCTACGTCACCTTGGGTGAGTGGTGAACAAGCGAATCGTACTGCAACTGTTGTACATGGTGCTTCTCGTAGAACTGATATCCAAGGACCAAATGATAGAACGTGGAGTGAACCAGACGTAGTTGCACCATCTCGTAGTATGAACACTGTTGTCTTTCAAGCAAAGAATGGTGGCAACTCAATCGTAGTAAACGATGAAGGTTCAGATGGCGAAGGCTATATGCTGATCACACACAACTCTGGTACAGTTGTACAGATCGATCAGCATGGCACAGTATTAATTAAGTCGCAAGGTGACACATACAACACAACAGAAGGCGTACATTATCAACGCTCAGACGGTGACACTAACACAAACGTTGGTGGTGACTGGAACGTTCGTGTTGAAAACGGATCAAAGCATGTTTATGTTCAAGGTGACGTAAACATTGAATGTGAGAATTATAACTTAGAAGTGCGTGGTAAAGCAACCATTAATGCCGCAGAAGCACTCGAACTACGTGGTGCAAAAGTATCTATTGAAGGGTCGGTAACAGATATTGATATGGCGGCTGCCGAGAATATTCGTGCAACTGCCGTAGCTGGTCGTATGAGTCTAGCCGCTAAGAGTGATTTGATTGCAAGCTCTATGAGTGTTGCTAACCTATATGGTGATAGCGAAGTACGTCTACAGTCTGGTGACACTATGCACATCAAGACTGGTGGTAATGCTGACTTCTATATAGATGGAACTTGGTCAATGGAATCATCTGGCGTAGCATATCTTGAAGGTAGCGAAGTACGTCTTGGTGAAGGTAGCGCAAGCCCAGAACAAGCACAGCAACCTGAGAATGCTCAGATGCCAGAGTTGAAGACTCCAGAAGCACGTAGACCATCTGTTGATGGTGAGACTGGTATTGCTATGGTACAACCACAACCACAAGCAATCTCTGATAGAATACAGGACGATAGCGAATGACATGTAAACCAATAACAATTGCAAGTAGATATGCAGATGCTATTGTCGAGAGAGGGGAAGCACCTAATCTCGACATGTTTGATCTTGTCAATTCACAAGAGAACCCTGCTGATGCATACGATCAAGGTAAACTACTAAGCACATCATTAGCACTTAATAATGCGCTAAAGCGTGTTGATACAAAGCAGTATCCTTTATTGACAAGTCGTAAGAATCAGTCGCCAATTCTTTACGCAGAGATAGCAGACTTTCTAAATGAAACTGGTCTGAATATCGATAACGTAAACACTACGATGACTGACTTTAATACGTATCTTAATAATAACCCAGTGCTATCAAACACTGAAGATAAGCGTATTCCTGCATATAACGTTCCATCTGATGTTAGTACTATCTTTGCACAGCTAGAGTTCTACTATAGCGAGAACATGGCAAATAGTATCTCAGGTGGATTCTGTGCGGCTATCGCTAATCCGTTTGGTAAATTACTTGGCGCACTTGAAGCATTGAAGTTTGGTGGCGCATTACTTGATAGTCTATTGAACTTCAGTTTAGCAGATTTATTGGGCCCGCTTAATATCCTAAAAGCAACTCTGAGTAAACTAGTCGATAGTTTGAAATCAACTCTTGAAGCACAAGTCAAAGGTCTTGTCGATTCAGCGAAGTCTATTGTTAACAATATCAAAGCTGGCGCTAAGAAGATCATGGCTAAGATCAAGAAGATGGTTGACAACATCAAAGACTTCTTAAACTCAGATGGTTCTTTAAAAGACAAGATTGGCGAGTTCGTTCAGAAAGCTTCAGATCAGTTTAAAGAGTTGACTCCACAAGCAATCGCTCTTATGCTTTTCCGCTTCTGTCAGTTCACAGAAATGATGCAGTCGTTTATGAAAGGACCTGTTGATGCTCTTAAAACTTTTGTTACTGGCGTAGCACTAGAAGAGCAACTTGTAAATAAGATTTCTGATGTGCGTAAGCAAGACGCAGTAAACGCTGGCGCAGTACGTATCAGTGATGATGGTATCAAAGCGGCTAGAGCAAGAATCTCTGGTGGTGCAAGTTGTGGCGCTAGACAAAGAGATGGTGATTTACCAGGTCCTGCTCCAGTGCCAGAAGAGTACGTAGCATCTGGTGATCTAACAGAAGCAGAAAACTCTGCACTTATGGGTCTATCAGATAGCGGAATGGATGGATACTTTACGTTCGCATCTTCAGTTAAGAATATGGGTAAATCTGTTTCTGATGCATCTGATGACGCAGGCTGGCGCATGATTAAAAACGAAGTGTGGCAGAAGTTAGTACCTGTTGCTCGTAGAATGGGCAAAGTGTTGACTATTAACTCAGCATATCGTTCGCCAGAATACAATAGAAATATAGGTGGAGCAAGTCGTTCTATGCACATGACAGGTCTAGCACTTGACGTGAGTATGGCAGGATTCTCTGATGAAGATAAAAGAAACTTTATTCGAATTGCTTCACAAGAAGGCTTCAGCGGTATTGCATACTATCCAGGTAGTAACTTTATGCATATCGACTTAGGTACTAGACGCTCGTGGAACAGAGGTCACGTGCTCGACAACTACATTGCAATGCACTTGACAGACGGATTCAGAAGAGGCGAGTCGTTATCTTAACGCTCTTATAAATACAATAAAAGGAAAAAGAGATGGCTATCAGAACACCGCTTACGGGTAAGAAAAGCTTATATGCAGATTTTCACATGGATCTATTCCAGAATCCTGTGTCGCTTGATCTCGCCCGTAATACAGACGAAGAAGCGGTTAAGCAATCTATTAGAAATCTATTGTTGACTGACAGAGGCGAACGCCCGTTTCAACCACTTCTAGGTAGTGACCTGAGACAGTTACTATTTGAAAATTTCACACCTGACACTGTTGTTATTGCAAAGCAGATGGTGCGTGAGACTATTGAGAACTATGAGCCTAGAGCAAACTTGATTGGTGTGGACATTCTAGCCAATCCCGATGTAAATACTATATCAGTAGTAGTTGTGTTCAACGTCATAAATAGTGAAGAAGACATAACGTTAGTCACAACTCTAGCAAGGGTACGATAATGGCAAATCAAGCACCATTCACAGAATTAGACTTTTTTCAGATTAAAGAAAATCTGAAGAACTTTTTAAAGGGACAAGAGCAATTCCAAGATTACGACTTCGAAGGCTCAAACATGAATGTTCTATTGGACATTCTTGCGAAGAATACGTTCCAAAATAACTTTTACAATAACATGGCTTTCTCAGAAATGTTCCTCGACTCAGCGCAGTTGAGAGAGAATGCTATGTCACATGCTAAAGAACTTGGTTACACAGTACGCTCTCGTACAAGTGCTAACTCTACTCTTGCTTTGACGTTCAACACTAATGTATCATCTACATCTGGTCTTTCTACGTCACCTGCATTCATTAACATTCCTCGTAACACTAAGTTTACTGCTCAGTGTGGTACTAAGTCATACACATTTATCACTGATGAAGCTAGAGTCGTTAAGCCTAATACAAACGGTGCTTATGTAATCAGTGACCTTAAAGTATATGAAGGGAAAATCGTTAAAGAGTATTATACAGTAAACGGGACAGAAAGTCAAGAGTTTATTTTAAATAATGAGAATGTTGATACAGAAAGTATCCGTGTTGTTGTATATGATACAGCTACAGAAGGTGCTAACTCAACAGACTTTAAATACTCCTCTACTATCTTTGGTGTAGAGCCTGCTGATCCAGTATTCTATATCGACTCACACTTTGACAATCTATACAAGATTGACTTTGGTCGTGATCGTTTCGGTAAGCAACCAATGAACGGTAACGTAATCGAAATTGAATATCGTGTAACTAAAGGTGCAGAAGCAAACGGTGCTGGTAACTTCACTGCTACATCTAACATTGGTGGTTACTCTGCTTCAATCACTAACAACGGTGTGAACAATGCATCTCAAGGTTCTGATCGTGAGTCGCTAGACGAAATCAAGTTCTTTGCACCTAAGTCTATTCAAGTACAAGAACGTGCTGTGACTAAGAAAGATTATGAAGTACTATTGATGAATCAGTTCCCATCGATTCAGACTATCTCTGTTTACGGTGGTGACGAAATCGATCCACCACAGTACGGTAAAGTAATCATCTCTGTTGACGTGTACGATGCAGACGGTGCTTCAGCTACAGACATTGCTAAGTTTGATGAGTACATTCGTACTAAGACTCCTCTTACTATTGAGCCTGTATTCTTGCAAGCTAAGTTTATGTACGTTGATCTTGAAATCGGTACAGTGTACAATCCTAAGATCACTTCTAAGAATGCATCTACACTTGAAGCATTGGTTCGCAACGCAATCAATAACTACAACGATACAACGCTTAACAAGTTTAACTTCACGCTACGTCAATCACGTCTATCTAACTTGATCGACACTACAGACGTTTCTGTTGTATCAACTGATATCTTTGCTCGACCAATCATTGAATACAAACCTATTCTTGGTGATCTAGCAAACCCATCATTCGACTTCTCTGCTGAACTTGTTGTGCCTTACGGCTTCAACGAAGTAGAAGGTTTTGATGCATACAAACCAAGTATTTCGACAACAAGCTTTACATTAAGCGGTTCACTTGTTAGACTACAAGACGATGGTCGAGGTAATATCATTGCAATCACTGCTGACACTGTAACACCACGTGTGTTCAAGAAAGGTGTTGGTACAGTAGACTACAACACAGGTATCGTTCGTCTTACTAACTTTATTGTAGACAACTACGATGGCAACGCAATCAAATTCTATGCTAACACAGTCAAGAAGGATATCAGTTCTACTAAAGACCGCATCCTTGTTGTACGTGATGAAGACATTAGAATCAACATGACTACGGTGTAAGATGGCTGTAAGAGATAACGTAAATCGTATTAGAGAGAATATCCACACAGATATTCCTAGTCAATTTCCTGCTGTATATCAGGAAGACGGTGCTTTATTTGTAGAATTTATTAAAGCGTATTATGAATACGTTGACTCTGAATTGCCTAAGTTTCGTGATGGCTTCTATGCACGAAACGTAGATACTGCTGACTTTGATCAGTTTCTACTGTACTACAAAAACAAGTACATGTCTGACATGCCATATGAAGGATCGGTAGATTTACGATTCATCATAAAGCATATCACAGACTTCTATAGACGTAAAGGTACAGAAGAGTCGCTAAGACTCTTTTTCCGTATGTTCTTCGATGAAGAAGTTGAACTATTCTATCCTGCGTCTTCTATTCTCAAGCCATCTGATTCTAAGTTTGGTTCAGACACATATCTTGAGATGCGCCCAGTTACAACTGTATTTAATTATCCAATTACACGTGGCGCAAAGATTCGTGGCGATACTTCAAAAGCAGAAGCATTCGTTGATGAGATTATCTTTAAGAACTTCAATGGTGCGCTTACGCCTATTATGTTCATCTCAGGAGTAAATGGTCGATTCATTACAGATGACGGTATTCAAGTTACTATCAACAATGAAGTAATAAACGTTGGTAAACTGATCAAGGGCAACATTACTGAACTTGTTGTACTAGAGCCTAATCGTATCTCTGGCAATGAAATTGGCGATAGAGTAACACTTAAGTCTAACATGTTCGGTATCGAAGGTAAAGGTATCGTAACAGGTATTTCTGATACAACAACTGGTATCATCGAATTCAAAGTTGAAGACGGCGGCTATGGTTACGCTATCACAAAGGATGGTCAAACTGCTGAAGACTTAGGTGTAGACTTAAATGAGCACTACATCTCTAACCAAGTTCTTGTTGTATCATCTACAAGCACCTATGATTTGCAAGAATTCGACACTATCACATTTACTGATGCAGACGTATTTAATGCTGATGGTAGTGCGACTGCTGGCTACACTGCAATTAATACTTCTGTTACATTCTTGAAGCAAGATAATACTCTGCTGTACACTATTGCACCAGACGATACAATTCCAGTAATACCAGTTGAGTCTTACTTTGAAGGCGTAAACGATAGAACTGGTGAGACTATTCGCATTGTACAAAGTGCTGAATATACTCCAGAAGCACATTTTAAAGTTGCTAGTATCAAGAATAGCGAGACTGTTACTCTTATTCCAGATATTATTGGCGACTTCGTTAATGTTCAACTAGACGCAACTGATTACGGCATGTCTGGTTCTGGTGCAGAGACACTAAGCACAACTCTACGTGATGCATTCACGCCTAATACTTGGGAAATCGGTGAGATTGATAAGATCACTATTCTCAACTCTGGCACTGGATATAAAAACGATGTTGTTTCTATTATGAAGCAACCAGAGATTTCTAACTTCGACTATCGTGAAATCGGTATGTCTTTTGATCGTGTTGATTTCTTGTTACAAACAGGCGATATCATATCACAGACAATTCAGATCGAAGACTTGACTTATGCTCAAGCTACTGTCCCATATGTCGTTAAACTAGAATTCTTAGAAAGGGTTAAAGATGTATTTTACTTTAGACCTAAGAGTTTCTATCAACTTGATCCAGATTTGCCATTGACAATCAAAGGTGATACTTATACTATTACTAAGATTTTCGAAGCAGACGAAACAGAACAGATGGGTCGAAATGCTCTTATCTCTGGTAGAGCATACTTTGCAAGTGGTCAAATTTCTACTATTAAAGTAACAGAGACTGGCTATAGATACACAGATGGTGAGACTGTAGAAATTATTAACGATCAAGAATCTAATGTAAACTATGGTAAATATGTTGCAAGCGCAGATATCAAGACTCGTGGTATGGGTTACACAGAAGGTGTATGGAAAACTACTACATCATTCTTGAATGATAGCACTAAAGTTATTCGTGACAATTACTACTATCAAGAGTACTCGTATGACATTTCATCTATCGTGAACCCAGACAATTACGAAAGTCTCATTCGTGAAGAAGTTGCGCCTGCTGGCACAAAACTCTTCAGTTCGCCATTAATAAATAGTTTTAATACATTTGAAACTGATATAGATATTGTGATGGAAATTTACACACTTAACGATATTCTATATGCAGATGAGAGCGGTGCATTGAGCGAACCGATTGCGGCTCGTATATCACATGGTTCGAACACTGGTCTAATTCCTGGTCTATGGGATGAAATCATTGCAAGAGATGCGAACCTTGTTGTCGATGAAACAGAAGCACTACAAGAACAAATTAACAGTTAAGGCATTCGAGAATGGCTAAAATCATAACAGAAAACTTTAGAGTACAGACAACAAACGAACTCTTCAGATCATTTACTGAAGGTAATGCTAGTGTTGTTTCTGAATTCAATGCAGAGCTAACAGACTGGCTTAACACTGGTGGTATCACTATCGATAATGATGATGAAGCCACTCTAAAAACATTTGCTTCTAATACAATGCTAGACGTAATGAATGCGTCTCAGCCAGATAGCACATACTATGTCATGGGGTCGTCTATTACAAAAGGCGAAACTATCACTAATACTCAATTCCAGAAGCGTGAGTTTCAACGCAGAGTTATCTTTGGTCGCAAAGTGACTCAATCTGATATTCGTTATATGTTCGATATCAACAACTGGGCTTCTGGAACAAAGTATGACTCGTTTGATGATAACGCAGATATTTCTACACTGAACATGTATGTGACTGTTCTAGATGGCGTTATCAACGAAGGCTCATACAAAGTATTTAAATGTCTACGTAATAACAACGGTGCGGCTTCTACAGTTCAACCTAGTACAACTGATCTAGAGTCTAACTACGAAGTCACTACATCTGACGGTTACGTGTGGAAATACATGTTCACTGTACCACCTTCTGAGTATCAACCATACTCAACTGTAGTATCACTGCCTTACTTCAAAGATCAAAATGTTATCGATACAACAGAAGAGAGTATTTCTGATATTGTTGTAGAGAAGACAGAAGGGGGTCTACTATCAGAATACAACCTAGGTGAATTGACTGTACAGCAAGTATCGCTAATGTCACAAGGTAACGGTATCTACAACTGGGAAGTTGAGCTACGCACAAGCGGTCCAATTCCAAAGAACACTAAAGATGCTTACACAAATATGTACGTTCGTTTCCCTAGCGAAGGTACTATCTATGATATCATATCATCTGATGCGCCTGCTACTGCTGGTGCTACAGAAACAAGATTCTTTGTGTACATTACAAATGACGAATCAGACTTCAACATCAACTATGAGAAGTCAACTGTATGTTATGTTGTACCTAAAGTAAAAATTTCTGCTACTTCTGGTACACGTGCAATCGCATATGCAGTATTAGATGACAACGGCACAATTCAAGATATTGAATTTGTAGAGAAAGGTACACAGTACAAATACGCAACGTCTAAACTTCTGATGCCGCCTGCTATGCAAGATAAATCAGATTTAACAGTTCTACGTACTATCGTATCTTCACGTGGTGGTCATGGTGCTGATCCAGTATCAGAATTGTACATGTCAAAACTAGCTGTTATCACAAACATCTTCTCGGATTCGCTAAACGAAATTCCAGATAGCAATACGTACACACGTGTTGGTCTAGTTAAGAGTCCTTCTTTTAGAGGTGATGTTCAGCCTACTTCTTTTGATAATAGAATGACTGTACATATTGATGGTAATCTAACAACGCTTACAACTGACTACACAAACTACTATATCACTCAGACTATAGATGGTGAAGAGATTCACGCTAAGATTCACGAAATGGTATACGATTCGATTAATGATGAGACAACGCTATATCTAGTTGACTACATTGGTGACTGGGCTGACACATTCCAAGCTGGTTCTGTCAAGATCAAAAAAACTCTTACATCAATTGTTTCTAATGATTACGACATAAATACAGTTAGTGAAAGTGATCTTGGACTTTACACAGACTACAGCGGTGATCTTTTGCATTACGTAGACTTCGATGCGATTCAACGCATTCCTGGTAGACGTGAAAAGATTAAATTCGTATTCGACTTCTAAGAAAAGAGACAAATAGATGGGCATTAATAAAGACCTCAACATTGATCCATATTTTGAGAACTTCTATGATCCTGAGAACCCTCAGTACAAACAGTATAATAGAATTCTCTTTAGACCAGCACGTGCAGTACAAGCACGTGAACTTACGCAGATGCAGACAATCTTGCAAGAGCAGATTGAACGCTTTGGCTCGAACGTTTATCAGGAAGGTACTATCATTAGTGGTATCAACCCTAACCAACGTTCTGACATTTTCTTCGTAAAAGTTAAAGATACAGCCGCACTACCTGATCCTACTATCTACAATCCTGTTACAGTTTATAATGCTGTAACTGATCAAGAAGAGACTACAGAATACTTCTTAGAAGGTCAGACAACAGGTCTACGTGCAAAGATTCTTACAACTGCTAACGGTTTCCAAACACGTGATCCTGATCTGAAGACATTCTTCATCAATTACTTGAATACGAATCAGAATGCGCAGTCAGAAGATATCAAAGAATTCCTTCCAGGTGAAGTTCTAAAAATAGTTGACATTGATCGTAGTGAACAAGTCGATGCTGTGGTTGCTGAGGTCGAAAATCACGCTGGTCGCTCGTTCGGTGCATCTGTTGACGAAGGTATTCTATATCAGAAAGGTCACTTTATCTTTGCTGAAAGTCAGTTGATCATAATCGAGAAGTACAGTGATGTACCTCGTGATATCGCAATTGGCTTTGACATTAAAGAAACTATTGTTACATCTAACGAAGATCAAACTCTACTAGACAATGCTCAAGGTTACAATAACGATAATGCACCTGGCGCAGATCGTCTAAGACTGCAACCAGTACTTGCGGCTTATGAAGCAGGTTCTGAGCCAGACGACTTCTTCACTCTTATTCGCTTTGAGCGTGGTGAAGCAATTGCTATTCGTGACGTTACACAGTTCAACTCTATTGCTAAAGAACTAGCAAGACGTACATACGAAGAGTCTGGCGACTACGTTGTACGTGGCATGGAGCTATCTCTTGATCAAGACGTTGATGGCACTTACGCAGTAGTCAACCCAGGCAAAGCCTACGTAAAAGGCTACGGTGTTGAGTTGACTGGTAAGAAGTGGTTAAACATTGCACCTACATCTACAAGCGATTACGTTACACGTGAGAACATGGGTACTGGTGCTAACTACGGTCAGTTCTATGAGTTCAACTGGGAAGCGCCAGGAACTGATGGTCAAGGTAACCCAACGTCTACAGCAATTAATACATTCTTGCTTGATGGTACTCGTTACAACATGTACAATCTAGGTAACGATGTTATCGGCACGTGTTCTATTCGCTCAGTAACTTCTGGTCCATCTGTAAATGGTACTACAGAAGGTCGTGTATACGTTTATGCAGTAGAGAAGAATGCTGGTTATGAAACAGACGATGTGTACAAGATTGGTGATACAATCATAACATCTCCTCTTCGTTCTGTCAATAGTGCTAAACTAATTTTCCCAACTGGCGCAAATGCAATGCGTAGCGTATCTGACGTTAAGTACGTAGAGCGTGTACGTGAAGTTGTTGGTACAGCAAGCAATCAGTTTGTTATCGAAGCAACAGTAAACGGTCAACCAGTTAACCCAAATAATATCTTCGTTATCAACAGTGTTAACGAACTTATTCTACCTTCTAATATCAATCAGACTGCTGGTACTTACGGTACTAACTATGACGTTACTCTAAGTGATCTAGGTGCTGGTACTCCTGCATTTGTTTACTACGATAGACTAGTATCTGGTATTGATGCTGATACTCTAGATGAGCGTGATGTATACGTTCGTTCTACTTACACTGGTGGTAAAGCGAATCTAGGTATTCCAAACGGTGTTGAACTTCTACAAGTTATCGATGACGATGGCAATGGCGAAGATGTGACTTCACGCTTTAAGATTGTTACTAATGCTAAAGACTCATACTACGATCTATCGTACATTCAGTTGAAGCGTGGTCAATCTCTACGTAGCGTATCTGGTTCTTCTTCACTATTGATTAAGTTCAAAGCACTACGTAGAACATCTACAGTTGGTAACGGCTACTTAACTATCGACTCATATGCTGGTGTTGATAAGAAAGTTATTAAGAAGCACTACGCTAAAGATGGTACTGTAATCAATCCATTGAATGCAATCGACTTCAGACCTTATCATAACCCAGTCGTTGAGTACGCATTGAGTTCTGGTAACGCACAGTCAGTTGGATCGTCAATTGTTAAGTCTTTCCCTGCGATGGACAAAGTTCTTGCAACTAACAGCACAATTCTTGCTACACACGATGTATATCTACCTCGTATCGACTCTGTTGTAATTGACTCACGTGGTCAGTTTGACATTGTAAAAGGCTCGCCATCTGAGAAACCAAGCATTCCTAAGTTGAACAATGTGTTCCAGCTTGGTGAAGTTTATGTACCTGGTGGCGATCTTGATCTAACTGGTTCTAACCCTGTGAAGATTACACAGAAGACAGTTAAGAACTACACAATGAAAGAGATCACTAAGTTCGATACTCAGATCAAACGCTTGACTGAACAAGTAGCATTGAATGCACTTGAGAAAGCGGCTGATAGCATGTTCATTCCAGATGCTTCTGGTGTTAACAGATTTAAGAATGGTTTCCTAGTTGATACTTTTGAATCACTAGCAACTTCTGATGTTACTAACCCAGACTTCAAGATGGCTATCGATCCTTCTTACAAGATTGGTCAACCTGCTCTTAAAACATTCCCACTTGACTTGACTTTAAGAGCAAGCACATCAAGCAATATCACTGACTTCCCTAAGATCACGACTCTAGGCGAGACTGGTACTAGACAGACTTTCATTCAGCAACCATACGCTACTACGACTCGTTTGTGTGTATCAAACTATTACAACTACAAAGGTAGTGTGATCATTACGCCAGACTTCGTATCTGACTATGATACGGTACGTAATCCAGATGTTAATATCAACATCGATATTGCTACTCCTATGATTGATCTGCTAGAGAACATTCAAGAGTTCTACCCAATGACTCGCACAGATGCAGTAGGTGAAGAATATCTCGTTGACACTGTAGATGCGGCTGATAGAGTATCTGGTGGCTTCATCATCTCTGGTGTAAATGATACTTGGAGACAAGACTATCAAACACTATCGATTGGCTACGATACTACTAACTCTACACAAGAAGCAGTTGGTGACTTCGTAACTGATGTTAGCTTTAAGCCATTCGTTAAGTCACGTGAAATCAAGATTCTTGTAACTGGTCTACGTCCTAATACTCGCCACTACTTCTACTTTGCAGATGGTGTAGATATTAACGAACACGTAACACCAGGTCAAGTAGTGTATCGTACAGATGCTTCTGGTATTGAAACACTAAACAGTGAAGACGTGTTTACAGCTTCAGGTTCGGCTGGTTCAACTACTGCGGCTGGTCAAGCTGTACGTGCAGATGAAAACGGCGTACTAGCGGCTGTGTTTACTATTCCAGAAGGCACATTCTACGTTGGCGAAAACACACTTGAAGTGACAGACGTTCCTACATACGAAGATATTGAAAGTGCTTCAACATCTTACGGTGCGGCTGTATATCGTGCATACCGTCTAGGTATCTCACGTGCGGCTCTAGATGTAACTACACGTTCTCCAGATTTCAAGATTGATATTGAGAAAGCACCTTCACAAGATAACACTCGCTTCCGTGAGACTTCACGTAGACGCATTCCACGCCCTGACCCTATTGCACAAACATTCTACGTGCGTCAAGGTATGACTTCTGATGCTAAATCAATGTTCCTAAAAGATATTGATCTATACTTCCAGAAGAAAGACGATAATGCTGGTATTACAGTAGAGATTCGTGAAGTGCAGAATGGCTACCCATCTGCTAACATTCTACCATTTGGTCGTAAGTATCTAACTGCTGATCAAGTAGTAGTATCTAACGATGGTTCAGCGGCTACTACAGTTTCGTTTGATAATCCAATCAAACTAGATGTAGAGCGTGAATACGCATTCGTTGTTATTCCAGACGCTAACTCACCAGAGTACTTGATCTGGACTTCTAAAGTTGGTGAAACTGATAAGTCAGATGCCGCTGGTGTACCTGTTACTCAGGACTGGGGCGATGGTGTTCTATTCACATCTACTAACAACCGTGCATGGAAATCTTACCAAGACGAAGATATCAAGTTCACTGCTAAGTCACTTGTATTCTCTGATCAAGTTGGTTACGTTGATCTTGTTCCTAACAAGCCAGAATTTCTTCAGCTTGCTAACTGTATTCGTGGATTCATCGATGGTGAGATGGCTTACGTTAAGAAATCAAATGCTGGTCAATATACAGTTGCAAGTATTGATCCTGATGACGTTACAAGTCGTACTATTACAATCAACAGCGCAACAGCATTCTCTCAGAACGACTATGTTGTACTAGAAAAAGTAACTACAAGCGGCACTGATGTATATGTTACTCGTATCGAAGAAGCACCTGTAGAAATTAGTGGTGTAACGACACTTGTGCTAGAGACACCTGTTCCGTTTGATACTACATCTCAAGGCAACATCAACATTACGTTTGCAGTTGCTGGTGAAGTAACATACTTCAACGGTGGTAAGCCAGACGAACTACACATCAAAGGTTCTTCTGCAAGAGCTATCTACCGTATCATCGGTGATGGTACTGAGAAGATTCGTGGTGCTCGTTCAGGCGCAGAAGCAGATGTTGTTGATGTGATGGACATTCCTGTTTCGTTCTTCCAACCAATGATTCATAAGTTCAACACCACTAACACTGGTACAACTATGGAGCTAATGCAAGGTTCGAATGTAGACAAGAGCATTTCTCAGAATGACAACGTGTACTTGATGGGCAATGCTCGTTACGTTCCAAGTACATCAAACATTGTAGATCCTGGTCAGTCAGTAGAAGAAGACTTTGCGATTCGTGTACACATGACTAACGGTGGCTACACTGCTGTGTCTCCTATCATCGATGACGATCTATCTATCTTGAACGTTTATCAATATGATATTACAGATGTAGAAGAAACAACTTCAGCATACGTTTCTAAACCAGCTTCACTGTCTGATAGAATGTACGCAGAAGGTCTAAAAGTTGTAGTTGGTGCATATCGCCCAACTGGTACAATGCTAGACGTATATGCTCGTTTCATTCTACCTACTGATATTGAGACATACACTGATTGGACTCAACTAGATTTAGTCAACCCAACTACATTCTCTGCTACACATAACGTAAGAGATTACCGTGAGTTTGAATACAATCTAGATGAAACCTCATTTGGTCAAGAATACAGTACATTCCAGATCAAGATTGTTATGCGACATATGACTGACTCTGAGCTAGAAGCATACGCTCAGAATGGTCTAACACCAGACATTAATCTGTTTACACATGTAGCGGATTACAGAGCGATTGCGGTGACCTAATATGCAAACAGCACAACAAAACTACACTAGACAAGGTGATACACTTGTAAACAATGACTTAGCTGCCTATCGGGCGGCTAAGTTGCGTAAACAACGTGAGATGCACATTTTCCGTTTAGAAGAAAGAATAAATAATCTTGAGGAATGCGTTAAACGCCTAGAGCAAACGATAGAAGAGATTAACAAATGAGCATAAGTTTAGATCCAATTGTCAATACAAACACGTTTGGTGTTTGGAAAGACAGAACAAACGAAATTGTACAAGCCCTTGAGGACGTTGTAACAATTGGTGGTGCTACTGATAACAGAGAAGGTGATATCACAATTCGTGGTGACATTACTTCTACTGCTAATCTTGTAGTTGACACGATTAATGCATATAGCCCTGCAGGCGATCTAGCTCTTAATGGTGCTGTTAGAATTGATGACGGTCTAACTATCAACAATGGCGGTTCTGGTGTTGGACAGATCACATTCTTAGATGATGGTACAATCACATGGAAAGTGAATACGTCTTCTGATCATAATAGCATCGACTTTATACGCAATGACAAATACATGCGTATTGACTACACTGAAGCTACTATCACTGGATCTGGACTAACAATTCATGCTGATCTTATGCCTACTACAGATTCAATTGATGAAGGCAATAACAATCTCTACTACAACAACGAACGTGTAAGAGCCGCAATCTCTGTCGCTCAAGGTAGCTCAATTACATACGATTCTGCAAATGGTGTATTTGACTTTACAATGCCAGAGATTCCAGAATATGGCGTCACTGCATCTAAAGCGTTAGCTCGTAAAGCTGTAGATGGCGGATATACGTTCGGAGTTAACTTCGATGGTAGCACAATCAAACTTAATGCTAACAATGCGCTATATGTACCAAATGGTGCTATCGTAGGCGCAATGTCTGCTGGTACAGGTGTTAGTGTTGAAGCAAATGGTCAAATCTCTATTGCACAAAGCGTAGCAACAACAGCCGATGTTGAGTTTGAAAGCGTATCTGCTAATACAGCTTCATTAGATACTTCTGTTGCTATTGGTAGTTGGTCTTTTGCAGTAGACTCTTCTGGTAATCTTGAGTTCTCATATGATGGTACTGTTGTTGCATCTATCAGCACTGCTGGTAAGATTACTGCTAAAGATGACGTTACTGCATTTGGTACCCTACTGAGCTTGCCCATAATAGAATGAGGAGATAGTAATGACAATTAAATCTTCTGGTGCTATTTCAATCAGTGATATTAAAGATGAGTTTGGCGGCTCAAGCGCATCAAACAATTTAAGTGACTACTACAAAGGAGGCTCTTATGTTGCTGGCGCTTGGGACTGGGATAATCACACTCGCTCACTTACTGGCGACTTGAATGACGATATACCAGTCGATGGTAATGTATTGTCATTAGCAGATTTCTATGGTGCAAAAAAGAGCACGTACTGGAACTATACTGCTTCGCCAGTTAAAAGTGGATACGGCTATTCAAACTCTGCTACATTTAAAGTAAAAGACTACATTCCAGACATTGAAGTAGGTGAGAAGTTTCTAGTAAGCATTTTGCATCATCCTAACACAGCTTGGAAACATATCAATACTTCTCACTTGACAATGCTTGCTACATATGGAACAGTACGCCCAACACTTTGGGTACCACAGATTTATAGCAAGCAGTGGAGAATGTACGCAAACTATGATGGTAGCGATACATGTAGAATTGGTGGTGAGTATTGTTGCAAATCAACAAACTCCGGTAAAGGCGGAGTATTTTTAAGATTCGTAGGTAGGTATAATCAGTAATGGAAATCAATAGCGTAGAGTTCGAATACTTCGAAGACGAAGTTGAAATGTTTATAGTGAATGGTGACATTCTAATTCCAAATGGTCAAGGCATCGAAGGGATTGAAGCTGTGCATGAATATCTATTGTCAAAAGATATAGAAGTGCCACCTTATTCATCTGAAGAGCTGTCGTAAAACAATAAATAGAGTAAACATTAAGTTACTATAAAGGCACCGAATAATGGCAATTGCAATTACAGAACTCAATTTAATCGATGGTACACAGGTAGCTACAACTGACCTCATTATTCTTGAGGATATCAGTGAAGGTACTACAAAACGAATTTCGTTCGGTGACCTAACCGATACTCTATTGAGTACCTCAGCTTTCGAAGCTAACGCTTCAGAAGTTATCTCAGCACTTAACACATATAACTCTGGTAACGACACAAACTCATTGTACGCTTCTCAGTTGTATGTTAATGGTGCTTACCGTACTGGAGATTACTTTCTAGATTATGATAACTTCACAAATACACCAGACATTCCATCTAATCTAGATGACTTGACAAACAACTCTGGATTTGTTAAACTAGATACTACGCAAATTCCACCTCGTCTTGTATATCTAGACAATGAAGGTTCTGGTAATCCTACTCCTACTTACATCTCTACGTACAACGTACAAGAGAATACTCAAATAGATGATGGTGGCAATCTAGTAGGTCCTCTTTACTTTACTAATGATCGTGTAGAAGCATTCTTTGACGCTAACTTTGCTGACTACTACAACTCATTTACATCTACATTCGATGATGGTAACGTTCGTGACTCGCTTATCAATGTAGCGGCTCGTTTTACAGACGCATCTTTGACAGCACAAGATACACAAGGTCGTATCATGCGTATCACTGATACTGAAGTATTTGATAACTTTAGTGCTGGTCAAGTAATTCGTATTTACGGTGCAGACACAGAGAATGGTCTACTTGGTGGTACTAGCGCATCTGCTCGACCTGTTAACTCTGCATTAACTATTGCTAAAGTTGGTTTCGCAAACTCATCAACTGAGTCTGGTCACCAAGCAACATTCTCATACAAGATTTGTGAGTTCGACTACACGAATGGTCAAATCTCACCTGCTCGTTCGCAGAAAGATGTTATTATCGCTACACCAGAATCTCTATATGACGCAGAAGCTGGTCAGTTCGTAGTTGATAATGTATATCAAGCATTCAGCACAGACAACTTTATTCGTCTTTCATTCACTGGCGTTAACGCAGGTAGCGGTCTAGCTATCTACAGAAGAACACCTGAGACAAATGACGCATTCGTTCTAACTGCTGTACTTGGTCCTAAAGAAGTAGCAGATGGTCAGTGGATTGACTACTACAACTTTGACTGGGCACCTTGGACTGGTAAAGTAGAAGAAGACAATACATATCCTACTGATGTTATTCACTTCCCTCACGTTGCGCCTACAACTGCTCTACGTGGCTGGGTAGATAAAGTAATTGAGTCTACAAATATCATTGGCTCAAGCAAGTACTTGTATCTTTCAGAAAGTGATAGTGTATACGTATCAGACGAAGACGTTACAATCTGTCACAACGATACACAGAAGATTCGCCAAGCAATTACTCAAAACGCATCTGTAGATAAGAAGTCTATTGTACTTAACGCTAAGACTTATGTATCTGGTGCATTGACTGTCCCAAATAACTTCGGTATTACTGGCACATCTTACATTACTAAGATTGTTAAACTACCTTGGTCTGGCGCAGAGACAGGTGTATCATCTGCTAACATGGTTCAAGTAGCAACTGCATCTGGTGCATCTAACATTTCTATTGTTGGTGTTGACTTTGACGGTAATGCACTTAACCAGTTCTTGTTCCCAGATAGCACAGACTCTTCTCGTAACTATGCAATCGATCTAGGTCTTTCCCCAGACGGTCCACTTATCGATAAAGTACGTATTCGTAATGTAATCGGCGGAGGTATCTACGCAGACAGACCAGTTGACTTGCGTGTAACTAATGCAGAAGTTCTTAATAGTGGTGTTTCTGATAGAGAAACATACTCTCCATTATACGCTTATGGTGGCGAGAAGACAACAATTACTTCTAATAGATTCGAAAACTTTGGTCTAGCAGTTGACGTTACTAACACCGATAAAGGTATCGTATCAGATAACTTGATCAACAACGTTGGTTCTGGTCTAACAGTCTACGGCTCTAAGTTCTTTATCTCATCTCAGAACGTATTGATTGGTCCTGCTAATGAGTATCTACCAACTCCTGATGTTCTTAACTCTGAGTTTGACATGATCAACCTCGATCTATCGTCTGCTTATCTTGCAGGTGGCGACTACACTTCTGAGAATCATGTATATCAAGAGAATGGTCAAATCTTCGATCTTACTCAAACTGCTGGTACTATCTCTAACATTAGCTATGATGCATACTACGTAGAGAAATTGCCTAATGGTGGTGAACAGTTCTGGAATCCTATGGGCGTAAATGATATTGTATTCCAACCACGTTCACTACTAGCGTACAACGGTGAGTTTGGATTTACAATTCCT